TCCCTTCAGAGCTGACAAGGCTTTGGTTAAAGTTGAAACCATTAAGATTGAAAGCCATGGTCGAAACGCCCAGTGCTGCGAACCAGATTCCGACAACAGGCCAGGCAGCAAGGAAGAAGTGAAGAGAACGGCTATTATTAAAGCTAGCATACTGGAAGATCAAACGTCCGAAGTATCCGTGGGCAGCAACAATGTTGTAGGTCTCTTCTTCTTGACCAAATTTGTAGCCATAGTTCTGACTTTCCTGTTCAGTAGTCTCACGCACAAGCGAGGACGTAACAAGGGAACCGTGCATAGCACTGAATAGCGAGCCACCGAACACACCAGCGACACCCAACATATGGAACGGGTGCATGAGAATGTTATGTTCAGCTTGGAAGACAAGCATGTAGTTGAAGGTGCCTGAGATACCAAGAGGCATGGCGTCACTAAAAGAACCTTGCCCAAACGGATAGACGAGGAAGACTGCCGAGGCTGCGGCAACAGGAGCTGAGTATGCGACAAAGATCCAAGGCCTCATTCCCAGTCGGTACGAAAGCTCCCATTCCCGGAGCATATAGGCATACACACCGATAAGGAAGTGGAAGATGATGAGTTGGAACTCGCCTCCGTTATAAAGCCATTCGTCCAGCGAATTGGCAGCCCACACTGGGTACATATGTAGCCCAATTGCGTTCGAGCTGGGTACCACTGCTCCAGATATGATGTTGTTTCCGTAGAGGAGTGATCCAGATACAGGTTCTCTAATGCCATCGATATCAACCGGGGGAGCAGCAATGAAGGCGAGGATGAAACAGGTTGTAGCGGCAAGCAAGCAGGGAATCATGATCACGCCTGCGTGCCCGATATAAATGCGGTTGTTGGTCGAAGTGACCCAATTCAAATAAGAGTCCCAAGGGTTAGCCTGGGACCGGGGAGCTGCGAGGGTTGCAGTCATTGATGTAATGTTAGTTGAGTCGTGTTACTTTGACCCTACCAACTCCACTGGCAGTGAGACCGATAGCATCAGCCGCACCTTTACTGAGATCGATTTCCCGTCCAGAGACATAGGGACCCCGATCGTTTACCCGAACAACGGCACACCTAAGGAAACAAACCCTAAGGCGTGTTCCAAACGGTAGTGTCTTGTGCGCTGCAGTAAGGGCATGTTGATTGTATCGTTCTCCATTAGCTGTAAGACGACCATGGAATTCAGGTCCATACCAGCTAGTGAGAACTGATAGCGTAGTTAGTACAGGTAACATAAGAATAAAGCAAAGAACCTTTATATTGCTTACTCCTATTAGCCCCGCTAATAAACTCGCTTTATTAGGGGGCCTTATAACTTAGAAGACTCCTGGAATCAGTTGGCCAGTCAACGCATAAGCACCAATAGCAGCCACGAAGCCAAGCATAGCGAGGCGACCATTAAGGAGTTCAGCTCGCTCATTGTGGGAGACAGTGTAGTTAGGGTCCATGTAGACAGGGGGTTCTTTAGCCCAGAGGTTATCAGGAGTAGTAGTCAAGTTCAGATCTCTCAAGTTTTTCAAAGACATCCTGACGGTATGCAGGATCATCTTCATAGCGTGGGTCATTCATTGCACGAACTACCTCAGCTTGTGAACGGAATACATCCGACTCATTACGAGGTGCATAGCCTTGAAGCATCTTACCATCGTAACCAATAGCATCGTTATAGCGATTAGCTAATGCTTGAATAGCAAAGAAACATGCAAGTGGATCACCTCTATCCATGACAGTATCAAACATATCCTGTTCTTGTTCGGAGATGTTATCAGCTGCCCAACCAATCATTTGTTGGTAACTTTCTTCACCACCAACGATGCCTTGCAGTTGTGCTACATCATCTGCAGTAAGAGTTTCACCTTGTGGTTGGTTCTGTTCTACCTGTGAGCGGTAGTCCAGATACATCTGAGCTAGTTCAGCAGCAGATAGTTGCTCAAGTTTATTGAGAGTCTCGTCTTTATATTCAGAGAGGCTCTCCTGCCACAGCTCTTCCAAGAAGTCAGGGTCTACCTCTTCACGAGGTCGTTGCTCCTGTCGTTCTTGCGGTTGTTCTGGCTCACTATTACGTTCACCTAACTTACGTTGAAGTTCAAGGTAGGCGTTCTCTAGATCCTCAGCATCACGAAACTTACCAGCAAGAAGGTTCTGTTCTTCAGCTTGAAGTTGTTCACCTACATTGTAAGAGTCTTGCTCCTCTTGGGAGAACTCTCCTTCTTGATACTCAGTAGGGTCGTAGGTTATCGTGGGGGACATGGTAGATTCTTAGTGGATAGGTATTTTTGATGTGCTTCTTCTGGAGTATCGAAGCATCCTAGTGATTGAAGCACACCATTGGTTCTCAAGTAAGCTTGATACCTGTTACCATGCTTCCGATAACCCTTAGGCTCAGACCTGTTGTGGTGGTTCGTGCTGTGACTCACGCACCTAAGGTTCTCAATTTTATTATTGAGCTTGTTACGGTCAATATGGTCTACCACCTTGTCACCAGGGTTGATACCAGTTACAAGATAGTAAATTACCCTGTGTAGTTGGTAGTACTTACCATCAATGAATACTTTGTAGTACCCAGAATTAGGCTTAGAAGTACCAGCAACCTTACCTGATTTGTACAGGAGAGTTCCTTCGGAATAAGTGAAGCGAGTTCTCAACAGTTCTAGGTCAGGGAGCGTACTCGGTGTCGCCATAAGTGGTGGTTTCTACAATAAGGTTTCCAAGCCCAGGCTTCCTAATACGATTGGGTTCTCCAATCAATGGACGCTGGGCGTATTTGTTTTCAATTCCCTCGGGGGACGGGACCGGCGGGAGCTTCTCCTTGGGGGCTCTCTTCGGGCGACTGGGAGTTGTCTTTTCCATTTATTAGATTGATAGCGTCAGGGTTTTTGGTGGGATCCATCAGCGGTGTAGCAGCAAGTTGACCAACCTGTTTGGTGAGCTCTATTTGCTTTTGCTGTTCCATGTTCTCTTGCTTCTGCTGTTGTACTTCTTCCATACCTTTAACAAGGTTGAGTACATCAATACCAGAGGATGCAGCCAATCGTTTGATTGCTTCTTCAGGGTTGATATAAGTAGCAAGAGCTTCAGGTCCCATGGTCTGTGCAATCAGTGTCATGAAACCAGTAAGGGCTTCACGATCTTGACCACGACCAAGTGCATTGATACCAGCAACGATGGTAGGCTTGACGATCTTCTTGGGAATCGTTGGGATCTCTCCCATCTTCTGAGCAACACTCAACTTACGATTCAGATACGGTACCAGGAATTCAACAGTCAACAGGGAGAACAGTCCACCGAGTTGTGACTCCAGTTCCATCTGTGTCATCCTTACCTCTTCAGCTGTAGTACGTTCACTGTCCCTTACATTAAGGATCAGGAATGCTTCACTCAACCGTTGGGTAAGGGTACCTGCCATCTCATAGGCAGTCTTAAAGTCAGCAGTCTTACCGACTTGCACAACACCGATGTCATCAGGTCTTCCCTGAACGATTGCACCGTTGCCTGCAGCCGCCAGCGTGGCTGGTTTAGTGGTACTTGAGGGTGACACTACGAAGACAACCTTAGCGGCTGCTGCAGAGCCTTCTACGAGGGCCTGAGAGAGTGCCTCAAGTGACTTCAGATCACCAAGGAATTCCTCAACACGACCACGACCATAAGCTTCTCCATCTACTGTGTTCCAACGAAGCACTAGCCATGGATTAGTTTCAACAGGTGCTTTACCAATTGAGTTAGGGATGATCTTATCGAAAACTTCTTGATGCCAGACAAACCTGTTGTTGTCTCGTGTGATATGAGTATAGATATCTACCTCCTCATCAGTCGTCTCATCTGTTGACTGATTAGGCATGGTAGCTAGGAACTGTTTAATAAGAGAACGATTGATACGTTCCTTGGTGACAATTTCTATGACGTTGCCGTTACCATCTCGTTCTATAGCATAGCGATTGAGTGGATACAACTTCAGCCCATCTTTACCCATGAAGACAAGTGCATTACCTGCTACCACAAGATGCTTCAGTGCCTGATGAACTGTCACACGATCACTAGAGGCAGCGATGCCTTCAAGGATAGTGCGTTCAATCTTGGCAAAGCTGAGGTCTAGTTCAGACCGTACCTCAGGACCGAAGTCCTCACCAAGTTGTGATTCATCTAGCTGTAGCTTAAAGAAGCTAGTCTGTGGTGGTAGTAATGCCAGCATCAATTTAGATGCCAAGGTAACCACACCCTTAGCCCCGACTGCTTGCCAGGGAGTAGTAAGGGTGCGGGCACCTTTCATGTTGTCATCTTCATGGATGAGATAAGGCAGTGTTAGTTGTGAACACTGTCTTGCTATGTTTAGATACTCGGAACGGCGGCTGCATAGAAAGTCATAGCGTGACTTAGCAGACATAGTTTAATTAGTTAGAATCCAGCAGCACTTACAGCTGTCTTACCACCGAAGCCACCAAAGCCAGAAGACCTGGTGAATCGGAGGTTGCTTGTACCTTTAGTTGCTTTACCGTTTTGCTTCCAACGGCTTTTGTTTTGTCTGAAGGTGAGGGCAGTCTTATCACCACTATCTCCTATACCACCAGTTTGGAAGCCGCCTGAGCTACCTCCACCACCTCCATCTCCACCGTAGTCACCACCACCGGAGTAGACTGGGTCTTGATCAGGCGGTGGAGGCGGTGGAGGCGGTGTAGTAGTATCAGTATCAGGCTTAGACTTGGGGTTATAGTCCCAACCACCTAGACTCTTTGCTGTTTGATAGATCGGTTTGCCTGCGCCAAAGCCCATAACACCGAAACCCTTAGGTGTCTTACCAAAGCCAGGAGTTGTGTAACTGGCCTGCCCTTTCATTCCAATATTGGTCGTATCTCTCATGCCACCTAACGCTTGAGCAAGGCCACCTTTTGGTTTCATGAAAGCAGAAGAGAAAGCCAGGGGGTTGTTTTTAAGTTTACCCTCCATGAACTTGTTGGTAAAGTTAGAAGTCAGGCCGATAGGACCTTTCTTCGCAGCTTGCTTCAGGTTGATCTTATCAAGACGATCAACTTGCTGATCAGCACTCTTACCGAACTTACGGTGGATTGCCATTGATTCCTTAGCGCCCACAAGACTGTCACCAGATGCAGCAATCTTCAGAGCCTGCCCAAACTTTTCAGCATTCTTGATGGCGTCCATCTTGGACTTACCAACCAAGCCTCCAGTAGCTGCAGTAGCACCAGTAGTTGAGCCACTAGCTGCACCCATTGAAGTAGAAGCAGAAGGGTCACGAGCTAATGCTTGTTCCATCCAACGAGCAGCTGGACTCGTACCAACATTACTATTTGTTTCAGTTAGATACTTGGCATAAGCAGCTGGGTCACTAGCAATCTGTGCGAAGCGTGGATCAGTTTCGTGGAGACCTTCACGCCAACGGTTCCTGTTGGGGTCATTCTGTAGGGCATGTAGTTCGTCAGTATTCCCTGGATACTCTGCAGCTAAACGAGCTTCATAGCCTGGGCTATATCCAGGATCAAGAGTGTCACCTTGATGCCAACGCCGACTAACTGAGGGATTGGAATTAACTTGACCTTTCCAATACTGATTGTTCAGATACTGCTGTGCATTTTGTGGGCCGTATGAAAAACTTACACCTCTGCGTGCAAGCTCTTGACCAGGATCATCCCCACCAGTGGCGTTAGCAAACCTACCATTGTAGGGGTCACCACCAGCTTGAAGGAGGGGATTGAAACGGTTAGGTGTGATCATCAATTGAGGACCCCACTCTTGACCGCCTGCACTGTATAAACCACCGCGAAGTTTTGATGGAGAAGTTTGAGCTAGACCTCTCTCATAGTTGTCTGCAGCGTACTGCATTTGACCAGAGATAGGAATGCCACCAGCCTGCAGATTCTTGATAATATCTTGATCAGAAACACCTGCTTGCTTAGCCAAGTAAAATGACTGGGCATCAAACTGAGCACCAGGTAGGATAAACTGGGCAAGAGGATTGCTTGGCTGCTGCTGACTAGCCTTCTTTTGATTTGTTTTCTTAGCCATTGTAATCGTCGGAGAGTTTGTTGTAAATCCACTCCACAACAGAACGTTGGCCGGAGCGGTACATTATTTGAGAGAGTGTTTCATCCGGGTGGGGATTAGTTGGTGGGAATGTAGTCTCTAGTTCGTTGAGAAGGGCATGAGTTTCCATGCCCAGGACTTCAAGCGTATTGAGGTAAGTTGACATTGGAGTGTTCAAAGAAGCTGATCATGCGACCACGCTTTGTCTCGTTCAATTCGGGTGCCTTACCCTCATACATCAAACGATCACTCGCATCTAGCCAAAATTTTTTGTCCAAATATTTTGACTGAGTATTTGTACCTAGTGGTTGTAGAATCCAGTTAATGGTTGCTTTACGCAATTTATCCAATGATTGTGATGGCTTTAACCCGAGCTCTTCACATACGAGGCTATTACATGCGACATGGATTTGCTCATCTCGGGAAATGTCCGCACTGACTGTTCGTAGTCCAGCATCACCGTTAAAGCGAAAGAATGGGAGTAGTACGAAGAAAATTGCACGCTCGGCCACCAACGCTTTAAGGACCGTATGATCCGGATGCGCTTCCCAAGCATCACGGAGCCGTAGGGCTTCCGCTTCGGCCTTAGGATCTGTGCCAATCGCGTTGGCAATGTAGCTGAGAGCCAGATCGTGGTTTTCTTCGTCTTTGATATTAGATCGTAGCAAGTCTGCCGAAATAGCTGGAACTTCACTAAGCGCAGATTCAATGAACGCACCCACCGGGAGCTCCATGTGGCGGATAGCGAGGGCTCGATAGATTGTTTCTTCAGCGCCATCTACAAGTTTTCCAGCAGTTGTTTGTACAGGAGACCACTTACGCTTTCTATTGAGTAGTTTTTGATAGGGATTCATTCGCCGCAATTACATGAAGGGACAGGATCATTTAGTAGTGATTCCAAATAATCAGTCACGTCCGACTCATCCAAAGCAGCGTATGCACTGGATTTGTCCTGAACGTCACCCATTACCTGGAGGGAGTAATAAAGGCTCGTTTGGGGGCTATCCAGCCACTCTTCAATGAAAGCTTCGTTATAGGTGACCACATCAGACCAACTATTAAAGCTATAACCGTGAAGAAGACCCGTTCGGTCAAGCATCCTTACGATGCCGTCAGCAACTTTCTTATATGCTTCCCAGCCAACTTCTGATGCGATCTCAACAGGACCGTAATCATAGCTTTGAACACCAAAGGTACCGCTATCACGGTCTACTTGGCGGGCAATAGGAGGTGCAAGCTCAGGACAGGTGGTGAATCCTTCTTTATCCGTATAGCGATAGCTACACGATGCAGTAGGTGCAATAGCAAATGCTCGATCCATCTTATTGAATCGTGCTACTTGTGCTGCCTGTTTAACAGCGTCATCAAGGGCATTAGCTAGGCTGTAAGCACCGTTATACTCAATGGGTAGGTGACCATCGTTAACAGCCTCTAGAGCGTCTCCGAACTCTTTGTACGAGACCCCGTGAAGTGAAAGGAAGTTAGCAAGTCCCAGGATTCCAAGACCCACTTGACGATCTGTTGCTGCTGGGAGGTACTCTCCCGAAGCATCGACGTTAGTTTTGCCATGCAACTCGCACAGCTGGGACATGCCGTTGACAAATGCAAGTGATAGGTCTTCGACTCCACAGGCCCCGAGGTTGACATGCTGAAGGAGACAAGTTCCTCGTGAGGGCAAATATACCTCAAGGCAGACGTTGCCTCGAATTCGTTTTCCATGCTTATCTACTTTAGTTTTGTTGAGCCAAATGTCACCCTTTTTGATACCATCAAGGAGAGCAGTCCTTACTTCCGTTGACGCTTCATCCCACCAGTATTGGTTGATGTTGACGCAACGCTTGACCCAAGGTAGATCAGAGCGACTAACACTGATGAACTCAAGAACATCAG